CACCAAAAGCGCCACAGCCAGGTTATAGTCCGCTCCGAATTTTTTCTGCGAAATAACCGGTGCTTGCAGGCCAATCCAGAACGAAATATCTTCATCCGGCATGGCTTTAAACTCGGTGCCCACCATCTTTACAATTTTGGTAATGGCGGCGATATCAGGTGCATCCATCAGGATTCAGCCTCTGCCGGAGCATCGGAATCGGGCTCCTGCCCAGCCTTGGCCTTGCCGCGTGTCTTCTTCTCCTGCACTTCCTGCATCAGTCCCATGCTGATGTAAAAGCCAACAGCGTCAGCAAAGGTGTCACCGACTTCTGCAGTATCGCCCGGCAGCAGGGATGCATCGCCGATACAGATGGGCTTCACAGAAATATTTTTGATCTTCATGGTGTTGCTCCTTTCTTACAGGCCGTAGACCAGGCAGGCAGACAGAGGATAAGGAATCATCATGCCTGCATCGCGGCCCTCACAGTTGATGACGATTTCCAGGTTGCGATCCTGCGGCGCGTGCTGGAGGAAAGCCATGGGAACCTCGTGGGACATCTTGTCCGAGTCTTTGGTATACAGCAGGCCGATGTTCTTGCCGGTGCTGTTATAGTCCTTGTTGCCCTTGGACAGTTCGCCGGCAACCTCCCAGTTCTTAATCTGGGGAGTGTGATCCTTGATGTAGGACAGAACAGATTCGCCGGTGCCATCGATGCGGCGCAGGTTCAGACTGGTGTACAGGTCGTTGGGCATGACCCAGCTGTCCGGGTGCTCCACATTCTGGGTCAGGGTGTCGATGTAGTTCAGGATGCCGGCAATGTCGGCCGCAATCTCGTCTGCGGTCTTGGATGCCCAGTCGGCCTTACCGGCTGCGCCGTTCTGCAGTGTATAGATGGGGATGTTATTGCCGGAGGACAGAACGCCGATGATGCCCGTCTTCTCGTCGCCGTGCCAAATCAGGTGATTCACCTTGACATCGTACACCCGGCGGGCCGCTTCAGCACGCGCAGAGTCCAGAGGCTTCATAATACCCAGCACCGCATTGCGGCGGCAGGCACGCAGTTCCTGCACGTTGTAGCCGTAGCTGTCGCCGATGTTGACAATTTCCGCACGATGGGGAGTGCCCTTCACATCGACACGGGGCAGGTCGCTGGCGTAGTTGGCGATAACATCAGCAAAGCCAACCGGCTCATAGCTGTAGTATTCGATATACGCAGCTCCCTCATCGGTTTCGCTGGTCTGAGGGAAGATCTTCAGGCCGGACAGCTCCGGGAAGTCCTTATCGTACGCCTTGGTCTTGACATGCGCCAGCTGCTTGGCGAAGAAGATGCCTGCATTGTCGGCTCCATCCAGACGAATCTTCGTGCCGGGGAACGGGTTCTTATATGCCTGGTTAATCAGGGAGGCAC